GTTAACCGTCACACTAACATCATCATAAGTATTCCCGTTGGTTAAAGCATTATCTAAAGCCGAAACAACGTCTCTAAAATAAAGAGTATCATTTCTATTATTAATATCTCCTACACCTGCTATATATGGTCTTTTATCGTATAGCATGCTTGAAATTTCACTTTCAATTGACGTAGTTACTCCCGATGATTGGTCTTTTAAATTGGTTATCGTAACGACTACGGGCAAAGCAGTTACAGACATTAAATTCAGGTCCGTAAACCCTAACTGTCTGCGCCCTCGTTCGTAATCTGATAATGTGATGTCCGGGTCTTGCTCGAATACCCCTGTTTTATCGGATGATTTCCAAAGTAAATCCAAAATTGATTGCAAAACTGTTCCATTTCCTGTAATTCCTTCAACATAAATATTTGCCATTCCCGGAGCAGAAGTATAAGGATAAACGGTCCTTACCGATGGAACATCCAAAGCCCAAAATATATAATCTGATGCACTGCCTCCATTTGGTTCAAGTCTATAAGATTGATTAATTAATTTTCTATAATCCTCTAAATCCTCAGAATTTGAAGCTATACTCACAATGGATGCTACCGTGGTTTGCGAGTTAATATTTATGATAGTATTTACTGAAAAAAGAGTATCTCCTATTTGTAAGGTGTCTAATCCTGATTTATCAGATAATATGGTTATAGTTCCACTTGCCCCGGACAAAGTGACTGATGCATCTGTTGTGTAGTATTTATTCGTTACTTTATTTACGAACTGCGTACCGATTGGTAGCGTAGTACCCGAAACACCTGTAAAAGTTAACGAATATCTGCCCTGTGTAGCTGGGTTTGGGTCACGCCCTAACTTCAAACGCCCAAATCTTTCAAGTGTCCCTCCCATCGCTTCGTTATCTGCTAAGTCTGGAAGGATATTTTTCTGCACATCTAAAAGAGCTAAATAGAATATCTTAAGCATTCCTGCGTCAGACGAGGCTATTGCTGTCAATACCCTTTTTAGGTCGTTCTCATCTTGTATATCAAATTCCCTTTTAAAATTGGATGATATTGAACTGTATAAATCTGATAAAGATGGAGATGTTGTCATAATATTTCGTCTTTTGCTTCACTCCAAATGTAAGTAAAGTTTTCGTTATTGTTTTTTGTTACAGTTTCAGATAGTAAAATTTTATCTACTGATGTGATATTAACCGAAGATGTTGTATCTGCAAATCCTGATAAAAATTCCAAATCTTCCGATGCTGCACGCTCTAATTTTATTCTGCCAGAACTTGATAACTCAGTCTCATTTAACATCTTTTCAAATGCCGAATTTAGTTGTTCGTTTGGTGGTAGAAATAATGCGTTAGCCCAATAATCAAGTCGTTCAGTGCCTTCTATGTATTCAGGAGTAGTTTGTTCTTTGTTCCCCCCAAAATGGGATAAGTAAGGTTGATTATAAACCTCCGATGTGAGTTGTATATCTCCATTTTCAAAGACTAAATCACCCCCTGAGCCCGTTTCTTTAATCTTTACGTCCATACCAGTCGAAGCTTTTAGTATTGTTTATAAGAACCGGTATAGCCGATGTATTTCCTCCTACCCTTGCCCGACCTGTAGAATCATCAATATTTATCTGTACGTTTTGACTTGAATTTGTTTCAAGTATCTTTTTCTGAGTGATTATAGAAGCATCTTTATTGACTGGTTTTTCATTTCCTGTTGATGAATCTTGGTATTTTTGAAGTGACTTTGCAGCATCTCCAGCAAATCCAAATCCAGGTATTTTACTAATTAAACTAAGTAGTTCTTTTATTGGTTGTATGACGTTTGCAATGATATACGCACAAATCCTGTTTAATCCTGCTAAAAATCCACCATCGTTAAATGACTTTGTAATATTATCCCATATTGTCCCAACGCCAGAAATGCTATCAGTTAATCCTTTTAGTCCAACTCCAACACTATGTATAAACCAATTTGTCGAATTAGACCATCTTTCGGCTGCATCTGTAACATCTTTCCAATATTTTATAGTAAAATATAAAGCAGCACCCAAAGCAAGTACAGCAGCGACTACCCACGTAATCGGATTAGCTAATAATGCAGCCGTCCATGCCCACGTAGCGGCAGAGGTTAACCAAATCCATGCAGTAGCTAATTTCATCGCAGCAGTCCCTTTTAAAGTGGCTAACATTAATCCATTTTGAGAAATAGAAGCCAAATCAGTAGCTAAAGTAAAAGCCCATGTTGCAGACGTAGCCAATAAAGTAAATGTTCTACATGCAACCGTAGCGACTTTTAAAAATACTAAAGCCGATGTATAGGCAACTACTAAAGGAATGATTATATTCAGATGTTTAATTACAAAAAGAAAAGCCCCGGCAAAGTCTTTTATATACTCTGAGATATTTTCTTTAATCATCTTTTTATTCTGTGAAATCCATTCGGACATTGAATCCATTACTTTTGATAAAGCAGGAATCACGGCAATACCGATAGAATTTTTCAAAGAATCCAAAGACGTGTTTAAAAGCAGTTGGTTGTGATGAAATTCTTTAATAGCATTTGCGGATGTGTTCGTATCCGAAGCATACTTTCGATATTCTTCGCGTGCCTTCTCAACGCCCTTAGAACCTTGCATAAGTAAAGAGGTAATCTCTTTTGCCCTCGCACCAAACGCAGCAGAAGCAAACGAAGCCCTGACGGTAGGGTCTTTTACTTTCGAGACAGCCTCAGCCATTAAGTCAAACGCAGAACTAACAGATTTTGTCCTTTTTAATTTTACTAAAAGTGCTTGGTCGTTTGATGCTAAAAAAGTATTCAAATTACCAGTGTTCATTTTTAACTTACCAATTTGGATTGAAAACTTTTCAATATATTTCATGCCTTGTTCAGCCGTCAAACCTTGACTTTTCATAGCAAAAGTAAGCTCTTTAACGCTTTGTAAAGACATTCCAGTCCGTTCGCCAAATTTAACTTGTTGAAATCCTGCCTCCGCAGCTTTTTCAGCCATACCAACAAGCCATCGTGATGCCTCAACGATAATTCCACCCGCTAAGATAGATTTAAAGTTAATCATTTTTGAACTTAAAGACTCCATTTTATTTGCTAATCCAGTAGAAAAAGCTCCCACTTTAGAGAAAGAGGTAGATGCAGTTAATGCAAACATCTCAGTCGATGCTTGCATTCTCTTAATTGGTGCTGTAACACCGTCTACGCCTTTAAATATTATGGATGCTGAAAATGGCATTAGTTAGATGAATTTAGTTCTTTTGAATAATCTTTGGCATCTTCATACCAGTAGTAAAGCCCGTGATAATCTTTTTTATCTAAAAATAGTCTATCTATTTCTGAGGGTGCAAAACGGTACATTCGCACCACCGACTTAACAGCGATGTCGAATGACCGCTCACCCTCTACGTGAAAAAAACAGAAACAATTGCATCGGTTATACGAGTATCGGAAATATCAGAACGCCCTAAAATCATGTTGTCAACACCTGTGAGTTTCGCACAAAGTTTACGTTGTGCTTGCATTGCTTGTGATGGGTCTTCGGTCTTAATTCCTTTGTAAATTTCCTCCCGGTCTTTCGATGTCCAACGTTCAGAGAAAGTTAACTTATCAAATAAAATGACACCATCTGATGATTTAATCGGATATTTGAGAATTTGAGTAACAATACCATCTTCGATAGTGATAAGACCTTTTGAAATAGCTTTAATAGCCCGGTCATAAAGGAGTCTACTTTGTGAATATTCCTTACGGTCTATTTCGTCAGAACTATTCTTTATAGTTTCGTTAGGGATAAGACTTTCAGCGTCGTTATCTTCTAAAAATTGCTGCCATTCTTTTTCGGCAACTTCGATAGATATTTTTGTTTCCATTTTATAGAGGGTTTTAAAATTTGAGCCAATTGCAGGACTCGAACCCACGACCTAAACATTACAAATGTTCCGCTCTACCAACTGAGCTAAATAGGCAATATAAGATAGGGTATTCTTTTCGAAAACCCTATCTATTTTTTTATAAACTTGTCAATTTTCCACCGCCTTCAAATTTGAGCGGGATTGTAGCGTCGAAAGTAGCTCCTTTTATTTCGCCAACAATCTTACCTTTTCCGATCCAAATAGTACCGTCAGCAAGCTCAAAAGTACAATCAACCTCTTCAAAAGATGAAGCCATTGCCTTAACTAGGTTGAGTGTATCAGTTCCTTGACGTTTCCACGCAATTGGGGGGGTTTCTACAACCCATCGACCGATAGTTTGTTTGTAAATAGCCTCACCGCTTCCAGTAATACCTTTTGGATCGCTTTCAGTAGTTAAACCACCTGTTTCAATTTGACCGTTTTCACCAGCCTTTGGATAAACTGTCAAAGTTCCCAAAGTTGAATGTTTCAACCCTATTTGTAAAAAATCACATCCTATAAACATAATCTTATTTTTTAAACTCCGTAATAGAATCCAGCTTCTGCCGTGGTTGAACAAATACGGGCGATTCCAGTCCGTTTATATCTAAAAAATGTATCAAATCTATCAGAATTTGTCGAAGAAATCGCAACTTGCAAGCTATTCTTTGAAAATTCAGCATCGGCTATTAAACCTCTGTCTGCTAAGTCGTCAAACATAGCGTGTAAAATACCTTTCCATTGAGCGGGCGAAATTACACTCGGAGCACTTACTACTGTACCATCTGGAACTAATGTGTGATTAATCACATTGACTTGTTCAAGAAGTTTGTAAGCGTAACGAATATTCCAGTCCAAAATCAAATTACGAACGTAACTAAATTGTGGTGTAATTTCGTTAGTTGGGTTGTA